GGTTCAATCCCCAGTACTCAGTGGCAGATCCTAGCGGAAGATTTCTATATGTATGCGGACAAAGTAGAGTAGCTTCATACTCTATTAATCAGTCTACCGGCGTTCTTACGCAAATTTCGGTCAATATAATGAGTTCTACAAGTTTAGAATTCTTAACTACTGATCCGAATGGTAGATATGTTTATGCATCAAATGCTGCTACCTCAGGATTCCTTGAAGTACTGTCTGTCAATCCTGTTAATGGTGCTTTGACACCAGTAAGTCGTACATATGTTGCTAATACTATGTACATGGCGTCAATAGAACCTACTGGTAGATTTTTGTATGTTGGGCAAACTAATAACATTTACACACTTGCCATAAACAACTTCAGTGCAGGGCAGGCAGTGATTTCTGCTGCTGTTGATGCTACAAGCACTCAAACAGGTGCTCTACAAGTGGTAGGTGGACTCGCTGTAGGAAAGGCTTTATATGCAGGTGGAACTATCACAGGGCTATCAGGTGTTGCTACAACAAATCTAACACTTTCGTCAACAACTGCTGCCACCACTACACAAACAGGGGCGTTAATAGTAACAGGTGGTGCAGGTATTGGTGGTAACTTACACGTAGGCGGAGAAATAGTTGCTTCTAAGTTAACGATTGAATATACAACAGTTACAACCACGCTGGTTCAAACAGATGATATAATTAAAACACTCAATACAACAAATGCTTCATCCACAATAACTGGTGCTTTAGTAGTGGCAGGTGGTGTAGGCGTAGGCGCTGCTGGTTACTTTGGTGGGAACGTAACTGCTCCTACTTTTATCGGCGCAGTCACAGGAACAGCAACTACCGCAACTAATATAGCAGGTGGCGCAGCTAACCAAATTGTTTACCAAAGTGGAGTAGGAGCAAGTTCATTTGTAACTGCACCTACAATCGCTAGTACTTACCTGAGTTGGAACGGTTCTGCCTTTGCTTGGGCATCAACTGTCGGACCACAAGGACCACAAGGTGTGACTGGGCCACAAGGTCCACAAGGACCTCAAGGACCTAGTGGAGTTTCAGGAGCGAGATCATTTACTGTCACTAACAATGGATCAAGTGATTACGTAATAGATGGATCTAACGATCCTACAATAAATCTGTTACAAGGTTTTACATATACATTTAATGTTAATGCTTCAGGACACCCATTCTGGATTCAAACAAGCTCAGGGGCATATAACGCTTCAAACATTTACAGTACAGGTGTTACAAATAATGGCACAGATAACGGCACAATAACATTTGCGGTTCCTTACAACGCACCATCTACATTGTATTATGTCTGTCAATACCATAGTGGCATGGCAGGGTCAATTAATATATCTGCTGTAGGACCTCAAGGACCTCAAGGACCTACAGGACCTAATACTTCTATAAACGCTACTGATGATACAACAACTGCTTCTGCCTTTTATCCAGTTTTTGTTTCCGCAGCAGGGAGTGGACAAACTCCTAAAGTTACCACAACAAAGTTGACATTTCAACCTAGCAATGGTGCATTTAGGATTGAATCATTAGGTGTAGGAACAGCAGCTTCAGGGACAGCAGGTGAAATACGTGCTACAAATGAAATAACTGCTTTTTATTCGGATCGTAGACTTAAGGAGAATGTTGTTAACATTAGCGATGCTGTTACTAAAGTTCAAACTTTAAACGGTATAACTTATACACCGAACGATCTAGCAGAAACTTATGGATATGACAAAAATGTTAAACTGGTAGGATTATTTGCAGACGAAGTAGAGCAAGTCTTACCAGAAGCAGTAAAAGCAGCACCATTTGATATAAATGAACATGGTTACAGTAAATCTGGAGAAAACTATAAAACTGTTCAATATGAAAAAATAGTTCCACTTTTGGTAGAAGCCATAAAAGAACAACAGCGACAAATTGCTCAGCTTTCAGATGCGCTAAATAAGTTGGTCAATAAATAATCGGCCACAAGGGAAAGACTAATGGCAACGTTACCGGGTACTGGATCTGCTTTATCGTTTGGAAAGGTGTATTCTGCTTATACCAATGCTTCATATCCTACAGCAGGCGGAACAGGTGTAAAACTTAGCGCCACACTTGGTGTAAATTATGGAGGCAAAGTAGCCGGTGCTCAAATTAGTTTTTCAAGCACATTCGGTGGCAATGTAACACCTTATAACTATCCACCATGATAAAGAAAATTGACAAAACTAAATTAAAAATTAATATAGATCATTTATTAGAAGTTGCAAACAAAGGTCCTAGTAGATGGGAGCTAGATAATATAATCTGGCATGATAGAACAAATGATCCAAAATGTCTAGTAGAGTTTTTAACTAGGATAAAAACCCTAGAAGTAATTAAAAATAAAACCGACAATGAGCAAAAAGAATATAACATTCTGTGTGAACTTGCTAACGAACTCGACGAGTCAGAATGCTTAGATCTTTTGAGCGATAATGATGAGATTGTTCAACAAAATTTTATCGAAACATTGGCTAGACAAAGTGCTCTAGAAGTTTTAACTAGAGATAGGGTATCATTGGAAACGATGAATTTAATGTGCAAGCTCAATCCTAGCGATTTTATCTTGACAAGTAAACGCACTCAAGATATAATTAACAGTGTTCATGAATTAGTAATTCAAGGTGAAACTCTAAGCAACGACGTAGCGGGCGCATGAAAAAATCAGTATTTGCCACAAGTAAATGGTCTCTCAAAAAAAGCAAGTTAGCAATTTTAATTCCATGTAGAGATACTCTACATTCTGCCCATGCATTTGCACTGGTTGAGTTAATGAAACTTAACACAATGAATAATATAGACACGCATGTAGCAATGGATGCAAGCACAATTTTGTTAACACAACGAGAACGGTTAGCATTAGAGGCTCAAAAAATTGGTGCAGAATATATGCTGTGGTTAGACAGCGACATGGTTGTTCCTGCTACAACTGCATTAAGATTAATGGCACACAATGAACCAGTTGTAGCAGCAAATTATGTCAGGCGACAACCACCGCATAAAGGTGTGGCCTACGAAACTATAGGTGATTGGAATAATCCCCTTCCCTATGAACCACAAGATGAATTAGTGCCAATTGAAGGCATAGGTATGGGTTGTATGTTAATGAAAACTAGCATTTTAGATGAAATACCTCAGCCCTGGTTTGAGTTTGGATGGAGTCCAGAAACGAACGATCATCTTGGGGAAGATATGATTTTCTGCCAAAAAATTGCTCAGGCCGGTTATACTATCAAGGTAGATACACAACTTAGTATGGAAACTCTGCACCTAGGCACATATGCCTTTGGTCCTAACTTATTAAAGTAAGTCTAACAAAACCTCAATCTTAGTTTTAATTGTTTTATTATGCAGGCTATTTTTCAATGCCTGATGTAACGGTTTAGGCCAGCGATCATACATAGACCAACAATATCCCATATGTTCACTGTTTAACTTTGGTATGAATTCATTTTCTACCAGTAAAATATATGTGTTATATTGAAAGTTTTGATCACTACTAGTGAATAATTCTAAAGGTATAATTTTTTTGATTTCAGGAGTATAACCTACTTCCTCCTTAATTTCACGAGTGAGAGAATCTAAAGTAGTAAGGTCAGTTGGCTCTTTTTTACCGCCAACTAAACCCCATGTGCCTATTGTTTTTGATTGTGTTCTTTGAACTAGTAAAAATCTTTTAGTGTTAGTAGATAAAAATAACCCGCCATTGCAAATTATTTTACTTAGAGAATTAGACGCCATAAACTTTTATCGTATATACCTTCAAAACTTTTACTCCAGGCACCTTCTGTCCACTTATATTGAACCCCTGTGTAAGCATTAGTTATATAAACAATATCAGTTTGTATTGTAGAATCGAATACAATGTTCCATTGACTACCATCCCATTCTATTATATCATTCGCGTGAGCTTGAAAATCAGAATTGTCTGCATTTTTCCATGCATCTGGCCCATCATACCCTATAGTTCCAAATTTGTTATTTTGGTTAATATCTTCTAATATTAGATATCTTATCCCTGTAGCCTTAGCACCTGGATTGAACCTTTCTGGATCTATTATGGCATCCACTGTTCCCCTACCTGATATAATTGTATTTGTTGGAATTGTATCACTATCTATATTAAGGAGCATTCTGCTGTCATCTAACGGATCCATGCTTATATAGGCAACTATTTCATTTCCATCTGCCTTCATTAGACGTATTTGACTAAGTCCGGCTCTAAATGTTCCTGGATACATATCTAAAATTTGTCTCCATGATTTGTTATTGCCTGGCGTTGATAGATCTACCATAGACTGGCTTGAAGGATTGTTGGCAATTAATGTGCCTACATTGTTAACAACTAATAGGTCAAATTCACCTGGTGTAACCACAACCACTTCATTTTCCGATCCTAATGATTCTAGAACAGCGTCTGTTTCTCTATATTCAGATGCAACTGTGCCCGCTGTGTTTGGATAAATGTTAGCCAGGATTTTAGTTATAATACCTAACTTCTTAACCTTAACAGGAGGTGTGATCCAAATAGGAGTTTCAAAAATAAGTGTTAAAATATCTATATCTTGATCCAGGCCTTGTGGCACACTTCTGCTTGTCCAAGTTTGACTTTTGATAGTTAACGTGCTTAAACTTGTCCAATCTATGTAATTATCTGTAGTTTGAATTTCTAGACTTGGGTTAAACAATACTGATATTTGCTCCCAAATTTGTAACTTTTGATCTGTATTGGTACACCAAATATCAGCAGCGAAATCTGCAACATAAGGAACAGGCATTAATCTTTCTACAGTATAGTTTGCGCCTTGTTGATTAATTAAGTATTCGTTTTCGGCTTCATCGAATGCACGCTCTCTAATATGTATTTTACCTACAAAACTAGGATCTTGAACTCTAGGACGATCATACTGTAAATCTTTTATATAACAGGCAATATATGGTGCGCTAGGAACGGTATTTTCTGTGTTTTTACGAAGTATTTGACTGACCATTCTATTCATGTCACCATATAAAACGGGAACTCGCGTAAGTTGACCTCTAGCATCTTTATAGCTAAAATTACTCATTATACGCATGAACTGCCCTAGATAGCGTTTAACTTGCCCGTCGTAGAAATAATCCATTAATTATCTGCCTTAGGTTTAAGAGCCTTGCTCAAAGCCTGTTTTTCTGCTACAACTTCACCTGCGATAGTAGCGGTATTGTTATTATTAATAAATGTAGACTTTTGATTTTGTCTAACTGCTGCACCTGCAAACGTTCCTGTAGCTGTATCTTGACTACCGAAATTGTTCAATGTCATGCGAACATTATCTTCATACTTTATCCAACGCTTTCCGTCAAATCTAAATAATCTATTTGGAAGATAGTCTGTTCTTAAAAAGAATTGACCGTTAGTAGGATGACTAGGGAAACTTATACCAAATGCAAATGCAGACCCGTTCGGTGGCGAGCCATCTCCTGTAAGATAACCCGCTCTTACATAAATGTTATCGTTAGGGGTATTGAGAACTACGCTAGCATCTTGTATTGCTTGGTCAACACTAGCCAATACATTTTCTTGACTGGCATCTGCTGTATCCACAAGTCCTGTATTTTCTGTAGTAGGTATAACGAAATAATGTTTTGTATCATATCCACTTAA